AATCTCAACACCATCTTGGTAGAACTCGTTCATTTGTTCTTTGGTGGTAAACTTTTGACCATAGATAGCCATTGTCTTTTTGTATTCTTTAGCCATCACATCCCTCAACATCGTATGTAGGTCAAGCTCATTGGCTTTCTTCACAGTCGAAGAATACATCGTATCCAACCAAGTTTGGATGGTTTCGTGCATTGCGGTTCCGAAGATGAGGTGAATGGATGGGTCATCAATCTTGTGACCATCCATATAGGTCAGCTTCCATTGTTTTGGGCAATTAGCCCACATCGTATATTGTGAATAGGAAACCTTCACATCTCCCTGCTTTTCTAAATAAACAGGAATCTGAAGTAGTGTTGTCTTTGACGTTTTCATCTATACAAATATACGAAAAAGTTTTTAATTATCCAAACTTTTTACAGCTTTTTTTAGCTCAACTTCAACTTCCCAACTTGGTCTACGTTCACGAACATACTTTAAAACACCCATAGCTACTTCGTTGAACTTTTCATCAGTTACGATATAGGTGACCTCACGAACAACTTTACCATCATCATATGCAACTTCCAAAGCACCCATTTGAGCGCATAGTTCACCTTTGTAGTAAATGTCCGTTCCTTGATAAGAGAAGTCTTTTGTAGAAACATTAGCGAGCGGAGTTACTGCGCAAGAACTTAAAAACAAAACACTTGCAAGAAAAACACTTTTCATAATTTTATCCATTTTTGATTACTATCTAATTTAAACGACCCAATATGTTCCCTATTCCACTCATTTGGAGATATTAAAGAAAGAAACACATTTCCTTTATTACCAACATAAAGATGGTAGGTATCACCTATCACAGGTTCAAAACTAAATTTAGAGGTATAAACCAATTCATTCCATCTAAACTCATCCACCAATCTCTGATACTCTTCTTTGAGTTCGTTGAACTTGGTTTCTAATTGTTTGTTTACTTTGTTGACTCCTCGTTGCTTCCAAAGGTCAACATCTTCGGGTTTTATGCTTGGGGCTCCAACATTTGTAGCGTATGGTAAAAGGTGAGCGTTATACCCACCCTCTTCCGAATACACTATATAATCGGCTTTTTTACTTTCCCCACTTTCCACGCTGAACAATCTGAGCGATAATACCATAGACCGAAAGGTCTTCGTATGTATCTTGGATTGACTCACCAACCTCATCTGGCTGACCCAATACAACCATCTGCTTCAAACGATTAACTTTATCGTTAATACGAAACCATAATCCGGTCAAAGATAATCTAACCTCATCTTGGGTTTGAAGTGAAGTTCCTACGGAGATGTTACCTGGTCCGTAGTTTCTCTGCTTCTTACAAAAAGTAAGATACATCTCATCCAAAATGTTTTTGAATTCTTCGGTAGTTTGGGGATAGTTTTCTTCACAATATGTAACCGCAGATTGTTCTTTGACTCCACCATAGTTAGGGCGTTCTTCTTCACCAACCCACTCTACTTTGGTTTTTGCTTCTTTAATCATTTTAGCCATTTATCTATTTCTTTTGGGTCAACCCCATATTTAACAATTATTGATTTGATTTCATCCTTGGTAAGAATATCAAGGTAATCCAAAACTTCACGAGATGATACTTCATAGTATTTACAAAAATACTGAATTACATTTTCATGCCACTTATCTTCGGACTTACCTTTGATATACTTGTTGAATGATTTTTTCTTTGGTAGAATATCCAAGTAAAACTTGTAAACCTCTCGTGGGGTTAGCTGTCCATTTGTGTATTGATTTATAATGTTTACAATTTCAACATTATCAGCACCCATAGACAAAAATCTATTAACCATATAGGTTTCAAAAGATTTCTTATCCATCACGGACAAGCTCTCCCACGGAGTTTTAAGGTGAGTAATACCACTCAAGTGGTCAAATAACCCCTTGGCTTTTACTACACCTTCATCACTTTTCTTCACCACCTTCAAAAAACTCTTTTGGAGTAAACTTTGGGTGAACAGTTCCACATTCATTACATACAACCACAGGGATTGGTAACATTGATTGTTGACCATTGGGAGACATCACCGCTGGGATTTCTTTAAACATAGTCACTTCCGTGAAGAAAATACCTTCACAATTCGGACAAGTTACTGTTTTGAGTTTAAAGGGGTCAACATTTAATTTTGGTGCTTGTTGAGTTGGTTGTTGTTTACCACTCATTGGAATTACTTTACCTTTTGCCATTTTAGATACTTGTTATAATATTTAACATCATCGCCATTACATTGATTTCTTTATCAACGACCATTGCGTCTTTATACTGACCATCCGCGATGTTTAAGATGGTTTGTCCTACTTTACCTTTACCATAGTCATCTACTCTATCGTAAAGGGTTCTATACAAAGGTTCAAAGCTTTTAACACCTGAATCAGCAATAATTTGTCTGACATTAGTGAACTTTGTTTTTGCGTCATTATTAGACATCAATTCTTGCACCACTTTTTCGGTGTAATTTGCTTCAAGAGTTGATTGTTTATCAATCACCAATTTTCCGTTGATGACTTGTCGTTGAGCTGCGTTTAAAACTCTACGAATGTCCGGATATCCACTATTAACAATAATAGCAAGGTCTGACATTTCAAACTCAATACCTTCAGTTGTTAGAATATCATTCAATCGTTTTGCAACATCCTTTTTAGATGGTGGGGTAATTGCAAATGTTTGGCAACGAGATTGGATGGGGTCTTTTATTTTTTCAATATAGTTACAAGTTAAGATAAAACGAGTAGAGTCTGAAAATGTTTCCATTAAATTACGCAGAGCTGCTTGTGAAAAATCATTTAAATAATCAGCTTCATCTAAAATAATTATTTTCCATTTTTTAAATCCTTTTGATGATGCAAAGTCTTTAATTTTTTCACGAACAGTTTCAATTTTTCTTTCATCAGAAGCGTTAATATACATCAAATCACAATCAATCTGATTGGTAATAATTTTAGCCAATGTAGTTTTACCCGTACCGGCTTGACCATACAATAAGAGGTGTGGAACATCCTCGTTTTGAATATAAATCTTTACCTTTTCAAGGATATGTTCGTTTCCTACATATCCTTCCAATGTATCTGGTCGGTATTTTTCAACCCATAGTGAATTACTCATCTTCCTACTTCTTTTAAATATTTTTCTTTACAATCTTCCCACGACATACCAATGATATCAAGATAAAACAACGACTCTGGCTTAATACGACCCTCTTCGTGGAGTTTTTCGTATCGTTTAATTGCCTTTGGCTTCCACCACTTCATTGTGTATTCATCACTATCAACAAACTTGTCCTTCATTATTAGTTGGTCTTCGGTAATCTCATTACGGAGAAACTCATTACCATTCTCATACATTTGGGCGAAATACACACCTCGTTTGAATCCGTGTTGATAATGAGATGCTTTAATACCAACTTCTTTGAAAATCATATTAATGACTTTCTGCTTTACTCCGGTGGCGGGTCCATCTACACCTTCTTTTTCAGCAGTTTGAATAGCATACTCTTCGGATTTGTTTTCTTTAATCCAATGGTGCCAACCTTCATATACTGAATCATCTGGCTTTGTAGCTACCTTACCTGCGGATTCTCCCAAAGTTTTGAAGTGTGGGATACCATTGTATTGAGAGTGAATACCATACAAAGAAGTGGTTCCGACTGCAATTAGAGTTTGTCCGTATTTTTCTTTCCAATGTTTACGAACTACCTCTGATGTAGCCATACAAGCAATCAACTTACCACCCAAAAAGTTGTATCCCAAAGGTTGGGTGCAGACAATTGTGGATGCGATAGTAGTATGATTCAACTTACCATCTTTGTATTTGTTGTCTTGGGTCCACCCAATGTAGGTATCACGAACTCCCAATGATGTGACATCTGACGCCAAGGAAATCATTCCAAGTATTTTACCACTAACCCTATCTTTAATGTAAATCTTTACATTCCGACCAGGATTAGCATCAAAGGACATCGTATGAATTAGTTTTCGGATTTCAGTCCAGCGAGTAGATTCTTTAGAGTCATCAACAATTTCTACATAAGGTTCAAGGTCTTCAATTTCTTTGATTGTTTGTTCCTTATTTTGAATGTCTTTCGGCATCCAAAGAGCATCGTAGTGAAGCGCCAGACCTGCTTTTCTCTTCATAGAGGTAGCCAAGTCATAGTTCCACTCCTGCCACTTTTTGTAAAGTGTTTGTTCTTCTACGGGCATAGAAGAAAGGTAGTCCATATTTTCAATGAACTTACCCTTTTCTACATCATAGTCAAACGCAGGTTTCTCTGGTTCAGTATCCCAAAACATTACTTTACTTCTACGAGGTAGTAAGATGATTTGTATCCTTCGTGTTCAAAAGAAACTGAAGCAAGACCTTGTGATGATACCTTCATAGAAGATGCTTTAGCACCACGATTTGCATTCAAGATTTCCTTCAAGTATTTAGCGGAGAATGAAATAGGTTGAACATCACTTTCACAAACACAATCTACATTGATAGAGATTCGGTTAGAGTTGATTTTAGAATAACCCAATACAATCTTACCCGCGTTTGATTCACCACTACAAGTAAATGTAAAGGTATCCGAATCACTCAAAGCACCCTTTGATTTAATAAAGGTTCCAATGAATGCTTCATCCAAAGTGATGGTAGCATTAAAGTTGGGGAGTTGCTTGAGTTCTGGAACTGCTGGGATTACTGACAATTCGGCCAACACATAGTTTACCGAAGTTTTAGTGTCTGAAAATACCAATGAACTTTCATTAGATTTTACATCAACACTTGCATCAAGAACCCCTAACAAACCTTTCAGTTGTGAAGTAGTGTAGATACCA